ATTTGAACAGCCGGATTTTGGGCGGGCCCTGTCGACAGCACTGCCGGGTGCTGTCGACATAGGGGCACAGTAAGGCCGCATAACAAAGGTGCTGGTGGGAAACACGGCGCACCTCTCCTTCCACATGATTTTTGTCCTTGGACGACTAGGGCATTTAAGGTGTTTGCGGAAGGTCAGAGGATAGACGAGATCCCATTAGCACCCCCACAGCCTGCAGATCATATATGTGATGGCGTTCGAGCAGTGCTGTTGGTTCCTATAAAGAGACGAGATAGGCGTAGGATGTTTCGTAGATTGCCTTATTGTGCGGTGCCTGGTTACGCACCGATTTGCTTAGACTCTAATGATCCTGAGACAGTGGCTTGTGGGTTTAAGCAACGTTTAGCGCGAGTGGTTCCACCTGCAGATCCTGAGCTTCTTAAAGAGTTTTCTAAGTTTTGCTCTTTGGAAGCGTCTAAGCTTCCCAGCCTCTTGCCGATGACTTTTGAGGAATGGCTGGAAAACACCAATTATAATGAGAATAGGAAAAACCAGTTGAGAGAAGCGTTTGAGAGAAATCATGGATCACCCCCTGAGCGCACCCGAGCGCAACGCATCTCTGCATTTGTTAAGACTGAGTTTTATACGGCTCTCAAGCACTGTCGTTGGATTGCGTCTAGGGCGGACTGTTTTAAGGTGTTTGCCGGCCCCGCAGCCAAGACAGTTGAATCTGTCATTTACCAGTTACCATGGTTTATTAAGCACACACCCGTTCCCGATAGACCTGCTGCCGTGGCTTCACTAAGGCAAGCAGGCCGGCGCTATTATTTAACAGACTTCACTGCGTTTGAATCACATTTTGTTCCTGAAGTCATGACGGCGTGTGAAGCTGTGTTTTATAAACACATTTTGAAAGACTGGGAGCACGTTGATTTCATGATATCTATTCTCACGGGTAAGAATAAATTGCGTACCCCTCTTGGTGTTACGGCTGAGTTAATTGGCCGTCGAATGTCAGGTGAAATGTTTACCTCCGTTGGTAATGGTATAACAAATTTGATGTTAGCCAAGTTTCTAGCCAATAGACAAGGTCATGAATTGTATGGCTTTGTCGAAGGTGACGATGGTCTCTTTGCCACTGAGGCCACGTTAACCCAGGAGATGTACCGCGATCTTGGATTTACTATCAAGATCGTTGAAGTCGATGATCCTTGTAGAGCTATCCCATTGACCCCAGGGGTTGAAGCAGGGTCTATGGCGTTCTGTGGTTTGATCTTTTCAGATGCGGGAGAGATCATCAAGGATTATCGAAAATTCTTTCAAGGTTTTGGTTGGACTCACAGTTTTATTACAGCTGGAGATCGTATAATGTTGCAGTTGCTGCGGGCCAAAGCCTTGTCTACTATATATGAAACACCGCAGTGTCCTATTATCGGAGCTATGGCTAGGTACGCGTTAGGCCAAACACGAGATGTCGCTATTTCTAAGACCGTTCGTTCAGCGTTTGACGAATGGCATTACGTACCTAAGGATGAAATTCCGATTCCCATTTTCAATCCTGACACAACAACCAGAGACCTTTATTCTAGAGTCTTTGGTATACCTGAAAGTGTTCAACTTGTTGTGGAACAAGCCATAGAGCAGGGAGATTTTGATCGGGTTGCACAACTACTCCCTGCACCGAGTGTTTCCGCCACTTTTGCTGACCGTTACGTTGTCGTCACGTAATGTTCGCAGGGTGGCGATGCCGGCG